AAACCCTTAAATAAAAGATTAGACCCCATAAGAAAACCGCCCTATTTCGATTGATATCGCCCATTATTGGTGTATAATTATCCCTATGAAGATTTGCGAAGCCGATGAGTGCCCAATGGAATTTGAGCCAAACACGGCAAATCAAAGATATGCAGACCCAACCTGTAGAAAGACAATTGACTCCACGGGGCTCTGCCGATTTAGAAAAGAGAATGGAATAGTGCCTACTCCCAAGGACGTTTTTTCTGGTGAAGAACCAAAGACAGAAACAGAGTTGAAGATTTCATATACAAAACTTTTGCAAGAGTATGAAAAACTCAAGGCAAAAGAAGATCATCTTGCTGACGCTGTTTATAGAGCAGTAAAAGATAATTTAGAAATATCTGATTGGAAATACAATCCTGTTCCTAAGCCAGAAAGCGACAAAAGAAAATCTGGAGAGGAGGTTGCGGTTGCGATTCTTGCGGACTGGCAGCTTGCAAAAGTTACACCTGATTATAACTCAACTGTATGTGAAGATAGAATTAAGAAATATGCAGATAAAATTATTAATCTAACAGAAATTCAACGTCAAAATCATCCTGTTAAGCATCTTCACATCTGGTGTCTTGGTGATATTGTTGAAGGTGAATTGATATTCCCAGGTCAATCTTTTTTGGTTGATGGCGGTCTTTATCGACAAATTACAGTTGATGGTCCAAGAATCATGAAAAATTTTATTACATCAATGTTGGAAAATTTTGAAACAATTACATTTTTTGGAATAATTGGTAATCATGGTTCAATTGGTGGTAGAGCAAGAAGAGATCACGATCCAGAAACTAATGCTGATCGAATGCTCTATCGTATTACGCAATTAATTTTTGAAAAAGAAAAAAGAATTAAATTTGTTATACCAGATGGTCATGGAGAAAGAAACTGGTACGCAATTGATAAAATTGGTAACTATAAGTCATTACTAATTCATGGTGATCAATTTGGCAGTCTTTCAACTTTTTATTCTTTCCAGAAAAAAGTTTATGGATGGAAAGTTGGGGCAATACAGGAAGATTTTACAGATGTTTATTGTGGGCACTTCCATACTCCAACTAAAATGACATTTAATACAGTTCAGATGAGAATATCTGGAAGCCCTGAATCAACAAATACATATGCAATGGAAAGTCTTGCTTCAATAGGAAGACCTTCACAACCGCTTATGTATGTTCATCCAGAGCGAGGAATAGTTACAGCAGAATATAACTGCTGGCTTGATTAGGAGAAATATGAATATTAAATTGACAAAAGATATTGTTGAAAGAGCATTCTGGACAGCAGTCCAGACTTTCATTGCTATTTATACCATTGGTGGAGTTGATGAATTAAAGTCAGCAGCAACTGCTGCTGCTGCTGCAGGCCTTAGTGTCTTGAAAGGATTTGTTGCTACGAAAATTGGCGATCCAAATAGTGCTGCAACATTAAAGTAACATGGCATTGGGAAAATATGCTTCAGTACGATTCACATGTAGTAAATGTGGGGGTATAAAAACAGTAGGTGAAGACTATTATGCGCTTGGTGAAATGTGGGTGGATATTACCTGTATCAAATGCTCAGATAGCAAAGATATAAGTATTGTTGAGCTAGATTCCCTGTTAACTAAATTAAAAAAGGCAAAACAACGGAGGAAGCAGATTGTTAACAACAAAACTGATTCAAAATAAATTTTATTTATACTCTGGTTCAATTGTCAAAATTAAAAGAATTAATAGATCAGGAAATAAAATTTTTATCCAATCTTTAAAAAATAATAAAACTGTTCTTATTCCGTACCAGCAAAATGAACTTTTGTTAAAAAGAATATATACGGTTGGAGAGGTCGCTAAAATTGTAGAAAGAAGACCAGATACCATCAGGAAATATGAAAAACGCGGCTTAATCCCAGGCGCACAAAAATTTGGTGATGAATATACTGGTTACTCTTCTTGGCGGTACTATAGTGAAGAAGCAGTATATGAGATGGTAGAATTTTTTGGGTCTAGAAACAGAGGGCGACCAGTTTTGGAAAAAGTAAAAAATCTTGATACAAAAATTAAAAATCTTAATAACAAAGTAAAATTAACGATTAAGGAAAACAATGTCAAATCAAAATGAAATTGAAATCTGGGCTTCTATTGGGATTACTAAGAATCTTGGTAATTATGAATCCTTGAGGCTTGATGCGGGTGCAAAAACAAAAGCCTCGTCTGTCGATGACGATACGGCTTGGAAGAAACTATGGGAAGCGATTGATGCCCAGATTGAAACCAAGCTTTTAGAGCTTGATAATGAACCTTCTAAATGATTATATAAATAACGATTGGGCAAAAAAAGCAGTTTGTGCTTCTGACCCAAAATCAGAAGCGTGGTTGTCTTATAATAAAGAAGATATTGTATATGCCAAAATTGGATGTGAGAAATGCACGGTTCGCCGTGAATGTTTTTTACAAGCATGGGAATCTGACGTTTCTGATAAAACTGGGTTTTACGGAGTAAATGGTGGTATATCTGAATATGAATTTTTATTAGGAATATGGAAGGAGACAAAGAAAGATACTGATGATAACTGGGCCAGAACTGATAGAGTACTTCAAAAGTTTATGCGACAAATATCGTAAACTTTTCATACCCGATTCTCCACGGCAGGAAGCGGTTGCAGACGCTTTGGCGAAGCACTATGATGCAGAATTCTTAAAGAAAGCAGTTGATGTTTTTATTAAGGTAAATCATGGTCCATTTTTGGTTTTTGATTTTGCAATTGAATCAAGGTCATTAATTGACAAGGTAAAATTTGAAGAAGAAGCCAAAAATAGATTTAAGAATTTAGTTAAGGAAACCCACGACAGAATGGTAAATGAGTGAACTACGAAGTTCGTCTTTTAAATTCAATAATTTCAACTAATGATTTTGTCGGAGCAGTAAATGGAGGCGTAGAGAATGTCTTCATTGAATATCGTGATATATGGAATTTTGTCGTTTCTCATTACGACAGCCATAAGAAAGTGCCATCAAGAGAAACAGTAAAACAGCACCACCCTGAGTTTGAATTTATTTCTACTCCAGAGCCTTTGGAGTATTATATTGATGATGCTAAAAAAGAATCTTTAGCATATCAAACCAGAGTCATTGTATCCAAAGCAAATTCAATGCTTGGCGACGTTGGCCCTAGGGAAGCCCTATCTTATTTGATGGAAAATACATCAAAGCTTTATAAATATTCCAGTAACCTCAAAGATACAGATTTAGTAGGTGAATGGCGTGATCGCTTTGATGATCTGAGAGCCAGAGCAGAAAAAGGTAATCAAGAACTTCAAGGCATACCTAGTGGTATTGGCGTAATTGATAAATCTTTTGGTGGTTGGCAATCAGGAGATTTTGTTGTGTTGCTTGGTTGGACTGGTGTTGGCAAATCTTTTATTGCGCGACTTTTTGCAGTAAATGCATGGAAGGCTGGGTATAGACCGCTAATAATTTCTCTAGAAATGAATAAGCAGCAAGAGGGGCAAAGACTTGATACTTTGCTTAACAATGGAGAAGGTAATTTTACAAATTCAGATCTTGTTCGTGCTAACCCATTAGTTGTAGATAAGTATAAACAGTGGGCAGAGGCTACTTTTTCTGGTAAGCACGCTATTCATCTTGTTACTTCTGAGGGCCTTGAAACAGCAGATCAAAATATGGTTCAGGCAAAGATCGATCAGTATCAGCCAGATGTTGTCATTCTTGATTATCATAGTCTTTTTGATGATGCTAGTGGTGCTAGAAATGAAACCGAAAAAGCCAAAAACTTGTCTAAGGCTTTCAAGAGAATGGCAGTTAAAAATGGTATTCCTATCATCGATGTTGCTGCTGTAACGATGAGTGATGGTCATTCTGAACGACCACCAGAATTAGAAGAGGTCGCATGGAGTAAACAACTTGCCTATGACGCAGACCTTGTTCTTGCTATACACAGAGAATACAATTCGGATCTATTTCAAGTTGTATCCAGAAAAGTAAGACGTTCTACTCATTTTGGTTTCTATCTTAGATGGAACCTCGAAACAGGAAAGTGGTCAGAAGAGTGGGATATTTAAATCAAACTAAAAAGTTCATTAATGGCGAAGCCCGTGACATTGAAACTGTTGTAAGGTTGAGGCCTTGGATAGAAGACGAATATAGAATAATGCACGGTGCTTTTAAAAAAAGTGAGCTTTTTACTGATTATGATGCAAATGCAAACATCTTCAAATTCAAAATCGTTTTTTATAAGTAATATGGAGAACCAAATTCTTGAACTATTCAAGAATTATAATATTGACGTTATTACTGATAGTGGTAGTGAACTCAATATTTTTTGCCCATTCCATAAGAATTTAAATAGTGCTGCTTTTTATATAAATAAAAAAACGGGACTGTGGCAGTGTTTTAATCCATCTTGCGCCAAGCGTGGTAATTTTAGACAGCTTTATCGTCAAATTACTGGTAAATCTTATTCTAAAAATATTGCTATCGACCCAGTTGCTCTTGCAAAAGAAATAGAACGTGGCTTTAAATCAGAACAAAATTCAAACGAACTTGATATAGATAATATATTAATTAACTATTCAAACAAGGAAGAAATAGAAGTTCTCGACCAGTTTGTAGAAAGAGGCATAGACTTAGAAACATTGGAATATTTTGAAGTCGGGTATTCTGATGTTAAAAAAAGAATAGTCATTCCAGTTCGTGATGCTAATTATAAATTAGTTGGTTTTATTGGTAGAGCAACGATGGACCACCAGCAGCCAAGATACCTTTACAATAAGGGATTTAAAAGAGCAGATGTTTTGTTTAATATACAAAATGCAAAGTATTACCCTTCTTGTATAATTACTGAGGGCTCTGTTGATGCAATGATGGTTTATCAAGCTGGATATTACAACGTGGTCGCAACTCTGGGCGCTCAAGTGTCTTCAAATCAAATAAAAATGTTGAAAAGATATTTTGATCACATCATTATTTTTTCAGACAATGATGAAGCAGGTTTTGCCATGCGCTCTGATATAATAGATCTCTGTCGAGGTAAAAAAATTACTGAAGCAAAGATAGCCGAAGGCTGCAAAGACCCAGGCGAAATGACAAAACAACAAATACAATTCTCAATTGAGAATACAATTCAAATCATATAAAGGAAACAACATGACATTTTCAAGCATTAAAACACTTAAAGAATTAGAAAAAACAGCAGTACCATCACAATCAAAACAAGGTTCTGGGTTTAAGAAATACTTAACCCTGTCCGCTGGCGACTCTTTTAAGATTCGTTTCCGCCAAGAACTTACCGAAGACTCCACTAATTTTAATGAAGAGTTAGGGACTGGGATTACTATTCCAGTCGTTACTTCTCCAATTAATTGGAAGTGGCGAGCGGCATCGACTTCTTCCCTTGAAAAATTTAACTACCGTTGCTGGGCAACGGAACAGTCAGTCCACGACAAGGCTTGGAAGCCAAAACCGCATCTTCTTATTAATATTGCTGTTGAGATAGAGCCTGGTGTTTGGGAACCGCGTGTTCTTGACACTACATTTAGCAAAAATCATATTGGGCTTGTACTCATTGAGTATGCTAAGGAATTTGGAACAATTACTGATAAGTATTATAAGTATTCCAGAACTGGCTCATCTGCTTCAGACACCAGTTATAGTTTAATCCCTCTGTCTGTGGCAGATGCCCCAGAAGATATTAAGAAGTTGCCAATGCACGATTTGGAAAATATGTATTTAACTCTTCCGTATGAAAAGCAGCAGGCATATTTTACAACTGGTGAAATTACAAAAGACACTTGGTGATGTTGTTGAATGGGGGGGGGTACCCCCCCCCATTCAGATTGAGAGGTCTTAATGAAAATTTATGTTGATGCGGATGGCGTTATTTTTGATATAGTAGCAACCTTAGACAGGGCTTGTGAAAAAGAAGGTCATGATAAATATGATTATTCAAATTGGATATTGAATAATGAGCATGACGATATTATTTCAAAAATAATAAAAAAAAATATTTTTTGGAAAAATATTAAATGTTTTGAAGATGCTTATCATCAATTAAATTCTTGGTTTTTGTATGGCCATAACATATGCGCTGTTAGCGAGCGAGATGTTCCTGACCATCAAAGTATTTTAAATAAAAACATTGATGACTGGCGTATACCGTGTTCATTGCCAATTTATTCTAATTTTGAAAACAAATATTCTTTTATATCAAATGTCGATAATGAAAATTCTATTTTTATAGAAGATAGTCCTTTCTTTGTTGAGTTTTTAAAAGAAAACAATATGAACGCAGTCTTGAGACGGGCATGGTACAATAGCGAATATTGGGATGACTTGCCGAGTGTGGGCAGTCTT